GTCTTTTTGTTTCGTTGCTAGAATCGTTCAGCGTATCTGGAGACATAATTCACGAACCGTTCAGCGGAAGCGGAACAACTTTGCTTGCCTGCGAGCGCACAGGCCGGAAGTGCCGAGCGATCGAACTCAACCCGGCTTACGTCGCCGTCGCGATTCAGCGCTGGGCTGACGCCACCGGCAAGGAGCCGCGCAAGCTGTGACCGACGGCTCCGCGTCCTCGGTAGAGGTCTACGCGAAGGCCAACCTCGCGAACATAGTCAAGCGGCTGAAGGCCGGCAAGACGCTTACGACCGCGGAGCGCAAGGCGCTCGACGAATACGAGGCGAAGCAATCGGGTGGCGACTGGGTCAAGGACACGGCGACGCTAGCGCGGGAGCTCGGGCTTTCTCGGCAGGCGATCTACGACGCACGCGCGCGCTACCCGGAGGAGGCGCCGGCAAAGCAAATCGACGGACGGCGCGAGAACCTTACGGCGTGGCGGAAGTTCTGCGCGGAGAAGCTGATCGGCAAGGACACGTCGACCAAGACGCTGGCCGACCTCAAGGCCGAGCTAATGCGCGAGAACATCGCGCTTCTGAAGAAAAAGAACAAGAGAGAGGAGGGCGAGACGGTCGAGCGCGAGGTCGTGCAGGATATGCTCCAGCTGCTTTCGCAGAAGCTCGACCTGCTCCTGCGCCTCAAGCTGGAGGTCGAGCTCGGCCCGCGGGTCGCGGGCAAGTCCGCCGCGGAGGCCAACGTCGAGGGCGCGCTCATCCTCGACGAGATCCGCGAGGTCGTGAACGCGAACCTCGCGCGCTTCGAGGCCGACGCGATCAAGGCGACGGTGGCCGAGGAGTGATCGTCACGCTGACACCCGCGCAGGAAGCTTTGGCCGTCGAGGCCGGGCGCGCGCGACAATTCAGCGCCGAGGCGAAGCGGAGCCGCCCCGCTTTCCCCGAGGCGTGGCCGGGCCAGTTGCTCGACAACCACATTAACGCCGCGTGCGCCGAGGCGGCGGTTGCGCTGGCGCTCGGTCTCGAGCCGTCGCTCGGCGTGGACGTGTATTCGGTGCCGGATCTCGACGGGACACGCATCGAGGTGCGCTGGGCGCGGAGCCCGCGCTTCTGCAAAGTCACGCCGCGCGACATCGCGCAGGGGCGGATCGTCGTTGGCACTTGCGGCACTCGCCCGAGGATCGAGATCCTCGGCTGGCTTGAGGCTGGCGACGCTCCCTCTCGAGGACGCCGCGCGACTGCACCGCCGCCGTGCTGGTTCATCGATGAGCTCGGATGGGAGCGCTGGGAGCGGCTGACGCCCGAGATTTACCGCGTGGAAACCGAGGCGCGCTTTTCCAGAAAATAGTTCTCGCTTTCCCGAGCCGGTTGGGTTTTGCTCTGTCTCGTAATAACAATAACCTAAATCAAATCACGATGACCTCCACCATCCTCACCGCCGACCGCTACATCGCCATCCGCTTCAACGACGGCTCCCTCTCCCTCAAGGGTATCGTCCGCATCCTGACCAAGGACGGCCTGATTCACCCGGCCCGCTGGAACGCCGCCAACGCCCGCCTCGAGTCCTGCTCGATCAACTCGGCGCCGGTCGCGCTGCCGATGTACAGCAAGAGCGGCAAGATCGAGGCGAAGCTCGCCGCCGCCGGAATCAAGTTCGCGTGGCTCACGCTCGACGAGGCCAAGGAGCTCGCGAGCTAAGGGTCGAGGTCTCATCGAGCCCCCTGCGGGGGGCTTCATTGAGCCCTTGATCCAACCCTGACCCAACGATGAATAACCGAAAACTGATGCAGCAGATTCGCAATCATCCGGCCGTGGCTGATTTGTATCACGAGCAGGGAAATGGGTGGTGGTATCATCTGCGCCCGGCTTGGATTCGGGGCGAATCGCACTCAGGCGTCTGGCGCGAGGACACGCTTGCAGAACTTGCGGAATCTATGGCGACTATCCGTCTGCGCGTGGAGGGCGACCCGCAATGATCGACTTCTTTCTACTCGCGGAGAAGTTTGCAATTAATGCCGCGGGCCTTGCCAAGCTCAACGACCTCCGCGACCGGATGTGGATCGCCGAGATCGACGCCGCTTGATGACAACCCCAACACCTGACCAAATCCTCGCCGTGCTGCGCCACCTCGGCCAGCGCGGCGGGCGCGCGCGTACCGCGGCGAAAGCGGAGGCGGCGCGGATGAACGGGCGCAAGGGCGGCAGGCCGAAGAAGGCGAAGCCGGATGCCTGACGCGCCCGACCTTCTCGCGGACTTGCGCCTGCCTCGGCCGGACCGCGCGCCGATCTACGACTGGGCGCGGCGGAATGTGCAGCTGCCGGAGTCCTACGCAACGCCCGGCCCGTTCAACGTGCGTCTGTCGCCTTGGCTCGTGCCGATCTTCGACGCCTTGCAAGATCCGCTCGTGCGTCGGGTCCACTTCAGAAAAGCCGTCCAGATCGGCGGCACGCTTGTCGCCGATGTCTGGCTCCCGTGGATCATCGCGAACGATCCCGGCCCGATCTCGTGGACGATGCAGACCGACGAGATGGTCGAGAAGCACGCGAAGACGCGGCTCTGGCCGTTGCTCGAGCGGTGCCGCCCAGTCGCCGCGATGCTGCCGAAGCCGGGGCCGCATCGGACCACGACTGAGATCTACTTCGGCGGTTTCTTCCTGACGCTCAACGCGGCAAACTTGAGCACGCAGCAGTCGCAGTCGATCCGCTACAAGATCAACGACGAGCTCTGGCTCCCGCGCTGGCAGGAGATCTACGGGCACGCGGTAGCGCGCGTGTCCAAGTTCGAGGAGGTCGGGCGCTCGAAGATCTACAACTCGTCGCAGGCGCCCGTGATGGACGCCGAGACTGGCAACGTGGAGGACTCGAGCTTTCGCAGCGGCGATCAAGGCGAATGGCACGCCGAGTGCCCGGCCTGCCGCAAGCTGCACGCCATCGCGTTTGAGCAGATCACCGAGGCGAAGGACCGCGGCGGCGTCGTCTGGGACAAGGCTGCGCGGCGGGACGACGACACGTGGGACGTTGCGCGCGTCGTCGAGACCGTGCGGTTCCGCTGCGTGCATTGCGGGCACGAGTCGCTGGACAACGACGCGACCCGCGCGAGCTGGGCGAAGACCGGGCGATACGTCGCGCAGAATCCGAAGGCGTCGCGCGAGGTCCGCAGCTTTAGGATCGAGGCGCTCGTGACGCGGCCAATGCGGCTGCTCGCGGAGGAATGGGCGCACGCGGAGAACGCTTGGGTCCGCACGGGCGACGAGTCGGCGAAGATCGAATTTAGGACGAAGCGCGAGGCGCGGCCGTGGATCGTGGAGAAGAAGATCGTCAACCTTCTGGTCAAGGACTCAGGGTACAAGCTTGCCGACCACGCGGACGGCCAGCCGATTCCAGACGAGGCGATCCGGTTTCTCGCCATCGACCGGCAGCAGGATCATTGGTGGTGCGAGGTCGGTGCGTTCTCGACCGCGCAGGGTCCGCGCTACCGGCAGCTATGGTTCGGCCGGATCGACACGCGGGACCAGCTGCGCGCGCTCCAGCAGCGATACAAAGTCGCGGACGCCTGCGTCGCGCAGGACCGCGGCTATCGCCCGGCGGACGTGGACCGCGACTGCGCCGAGTTCGGCTGGCGCTCGATGCGCGGCTACGGGCGGCGGACTTGGACGATGCGGGACGAGGCCAGCGGCCAGATGATCAACTTCCCATTCTCGGACCCGCAAGTCAGCGACTACCGCGGCGGCGACGTTTACTTTTACAACTGGTCCGGCGACTACTTCAAAGACTTGCTGGCCGCGGCGCTCGAGGGCAAGGGCGACTTGCGCTGGGAGATGCCGTCCGACGTAAACCCGCTTTACCTCGAGCACCTCAAGGGCGAGTCGAAGGTCGAGGTCCGCACGGGCGTCTGGGAGTGGCGCGAGGTACGCAGCAACGCGCCCAACCACGGCCTTGATACCTCGGCGATGCTCCTTTGTATGGCGACCATCGCGGGCGTGATCCGGTACGCGGCGCCGAAGCCGT